ACGGCGGCAAAGCTATGAAAGCCAAAGGTATGGCTAAAGGCGGTAAACGCGGTGGCGCTAGAATGGCGATGAAAAACGGTGGCAAGGCAAAAGGGACTAAACGCGGTGGCGCAATGACCCTCGCATCGATCCGTGCTGCTGCCAAGAAAAAGGGCTACAAGCTCGTAAAGGCGTAGTCAGATGGCACGTCGCGGACTATACGCCAACATCGCAGCCAAGCGTCGTCGTATTAAGGCCGGTAGCGGCGAGAAGATGCGTAAGGCTGGCAGCAAGGGCGCACCGACAAAGGGCAACTTCAAGCGTGCTGCACAGACCGCAAGGAAGAGATGATGGCACGCAAAGCCGACAAGATGCCAGCCCGTAACAAAAAGAACTTTCGGCCAACGAAAGCAGGGGCTGGCATGACTAAGGCCGGGGTGGCTGCGTATCGTCGCAAGAACCCCGGTTCTAAATTGAAGACTGCAGTCACGGGCAAGGTCAAACCCGGAAGCAAGGATGCCAAGCGTCGTAAGTCGTTCTGTGCGCGTTCTGCTGGGCAGATGAAGAAGTTTCCAAAGGCTGCAAAGAATCCGAATAGCCGCCTACGACAGGCGCGGAAGAGGTGGAAATGCTAACTGCATTGATCGGCCCGATAGCGAATCTAGCCGGTACGTGGCTAGAGGGCAAGGTCGAAAAGACAAAAGCCGAAACGGGGGCCAAAGTCGCAAGGGCAAAAGCCGAAGCGACCATCATGGAAAAGAAGGCTACGGGGGAACTCGAATGGGACTTGGAAATGGCACGTGGAAGCCAGTCATCGTGGAAAGACGAGTGGCTGGTCATTTTGTTTTCGGTGCCGTTGATCCTTGCGTTCATACCGGGCATGGAAGGAGTCGTGGCTAATGGATTCGAGCAACTCAAGGCTATGCCGCAATGGTATCAATATTCTCTGGGGGTTATCGTTGCTGCCTCATTTGGCGTTCGTAGCGCTACTAAATTCTTTGGGAAAAAGTAAGTATGGCCGAAGTTACGATGGAGCGCATACTGAAGTGGAAGATACTCCCCCGTTTGATGATGTTGGGAATGTCCCTTTCGGCGTGGCGCGTGGTGGAGTGGTTCATGCAACTTCCGGACCCGACGAGTCAACAGGCGGCACTTGTCAGTGTAGTGACGGGGGCTATGACCGGTGCATTTGCGGTCTGGATGGGACATGAGGCGAAGAAATGATGAATGCAAATAACATAAAGCGTGGAATGAAATACGACTTAAACACATTCGTAGAGAAGGTAAGACAGCACGAAGGCTTGGTTCTTACCGTGTATAAGGACACTCTCGGCATCGACACTATAGGTATCGGGCGCAATTTAGAAGGCCGGGGGATCAGTAAAGAAGAACTTGATTACATGGATATTCCCTCCATAGATGCTGTCTACGAACACGGCATCACAGAAGCGGATGCGTATTATCTCGCCACTAACGACATCGCAATCGTAGAGAACGAACTAGCACGAGCGAAGCCCTGTGTGTACGACCTCGATGCTGTGCGGCAACTGATTGTGATGGACATGGCATTCAATATGGGCGTGCCACGCCTCTGCAAATTCAAGAAGATGTGGGCTGCTATCGAGGCGGAAGACTTCGACACCGCATCCGTCGAGATGCTCGATTCGCGTTGGGCGCGGCAGGTCAAATCACGAGCGACGAAACTTTCGGACGCCATGAAGAGTGGACAGTTCTGATGCCCCTAACAGACAAAGGCAAAAAGATCATGCAGTCGATGAAACGCACATACGGGGGTAAGAAGGGTGAAGAAGTCTTCTACGCAACACGTAACGCTGACAAGATCACGGGCGTCGAGGAAACAGAAGAACTCAAGAAGGGTGGCCGGGTTAGAAAAACTCGCAAATCGTCGAAGTCTAAAGCGAAGGGCAAGAGTAGAGTTAATGAGGCTGGCAACTACACTAAGCCCGGAATGAGAAAACGTATATTCAATCGTATCAAGGCCGGTGGCAAGGGCGGACGCCCGGGTCAGTGGTCGGCGCGTAAAGCTCAGATGCTTGCGTCTGCCTACAAAAAAGCCGGAGGAGGTTATAAAGACTGATGGCACTTACACCACAAAATAGAAAACGCGTCCAGAAAGTTGCGAAGGGTCTTAAGAAGGCTGTCAAAGCTCACACTGGACAGCACAAGACTCTCAGTAAAGTCTTGGGCAAATCCAAGCCTACCCGTCGCGGAGCCAAAAAAGCCAAGCGATGAAACATGTGTTTCTTCTGTTTGTGCTTCTCGGCACAGGGGAAGAACAACGCATGGTAAGTAAGGACATGTATTTCCGCGACCTCAACGAATGTGTGTGGTTCGCTCAAAAACTCCACAAGCAAGGGAATAAGGTGACGGCATACTGCCTACCTAAGTTAGTCGATGAAAGCGTACGAGTTTACTGATGTTAGCAGAACTTGCCGCTGCAAATGCAGCGTTCGCAGTGATAAAGACGGCGGTCCAGAACGGCAAAGACATTGCCAGTGCTGGGACTGCGATTGCGAACTTTGTGGGTGCAAAGGAGGACTTGCAGCGTAAGGCGACTAAAAAGGGCAATAGTTCTGACCTAGAGGAGTTTATGGCTCTCGAACAGATACGGGAACAAGAAGATCAACTAAAACAGATTATGATATATGCTGGACGGCCCGGACTGTGGGGAGACTGGCAACGCTTCCAAGCAAAGGCACGGACAGCACGAAGAGAAGCAGAAATAGCAGCAGCCAAACGACGTAGAAAGATAGTAGACTGGACTCTGATCACAATAATATCGTCAACACTTTTAGCAATACTCGTGGGTTTTATTCTTTTGTTGGCGCATCATCAGGGTAAGTTATAGTGAGGAATAATGCACAAGTTAGCGATACAGGCGTTACAACACAAATATCAGGCGGAGATGGCAGATGCAGAGTTTGTATTCCAAGTTTACATTGATCATCCTGTTGGCATCGGTGAACATCCGGGTCTCTTGGAAGAAATGGATCAAGCGCTTTCAAGATGGAGCGGAGCGCAAGATAAATTGGCCGCCCTCGCTACTTTAACGATGGAGATGGCAGATGCCGAAGAAGAAGAGCCAACGCTCTTTGACAGCTTGGACTAAGCAGAAGTGGCGCACCAAAAGTGGCAAGCCGTCCACACAAGGTCCGAAAGCTACCGGGGAGAGATATCTACCGGAAAAAGCTATTAAGGCGCTCTCCGCGAAAGAGTACGCTGCTACGACTCGCGCAAAGCGTAAGGCCACGAAGGCGGGTAAACAGGTTGCTAGGCAACCGAAGAAGATAGCAAAAAAGACCCGCTCATATCGCAAGGTACGATAGATGACATTCCTAGAACTTATCAACGCTGTGTTACGAGAAATAAATGAAGTGGAAATCACTACAGTTTCTTCGACGCGCGGCATCCAAACGTCAGTCAAAGACTTCATCAACAAGTCGCAGCGAGACATTATTAACTCCGAAGTTGAGTGGCCGTTTACTGTTGTTAGTCAGTCTTTTACGACTACTGCGGGAACAGGAGAGTATTCCCGAGAGTCAGATGCAAAAACTGTCGACTATGATAGTTTTACTGTACAAGAGTCCGCATCCACGGCGGAAAAACAACTGAAGTACCTGTCATTCAACGAGTACCTCGAACAACGCAACGAGGCGGATACAAATCCGGACACAAGCGCACGGGCCTTACCCGAGTTTGTCTACAAAACACCTGATCAAAAAATCGGCTTGTCTCCCGTGCCGGACGTTTCTACTTACACCGTCAGGTATTACTACTATCAGACCACATCAGATTTGGTCAACAATACTGACGTATCTGTCATACCCGAGCGTTTCCACGATGTCATCGTCAACCGCGCTCGTTACTACGTTCATATGCTTCGCTCTGATGTCCAGTTTGCACAGCTTGCGTTGCGTGACTACAAGGAAGGACTACTTCGCTTGCGTGTCGAATTAATCAACCGTAAGGATTATATGAGGGCCGTCTGATGCCAGATACTTCACTACTCAGTCCGTTTGTTGTGAAGCTAGGTGGCGGTTTGGTGCTTGATAAGGATGCCTTTACCCTACCCCCCGGTGCAGCTACACAGTTGCAAAACTTCGAACCTGACATCAACGGCGGATATCGCCGCATCAACGGGTTCGCTAAGTTCAACTCGAACATCGTACCACAGACCAGCGCGTCTACCGAAAAGGTTATTGGTGTACACATCTACAAAGATCAAGTCCTTGCTGCACGTGGTGAAAAGGTATTCAAGGGCGGCGCAACCGGATCATGGACAGAGATAGATACGGGGCGCACCAGTGCCGGACGATACAACTTCGTTAACTTTAACTTCGACGGCACAGACAAGGTAGTCTTCGTAGACGGCGCAAACCTCGCATCGGTCTTTAACAACACTAGCGTCACTGACGTAAGTGCCAGCGGTAGACCGGCGGACCCCGCGTTTGTGGAGGTGTTCCGGAGTCACGTGTTCTACGCGGGTATGTCTGCAAGTCCGCAGGAGCTTATCTTCAGTGTGCCCTTCGACGAAGATAATTTTACGGGGGGTAGCGGTGCCGGATCAATTAAGGTTGACGGCATCATCAAGGGCATCAAAGTCTTCCGTGAAAGTCTCTTTGTTTTCTGCGAAGACTCTATCTTTAAGATCACAGGTTCGAGTTCGTCAGATTTTGTAGTCGTACCAGTCACACGTAAGATTGGTTGTGTAGACGGTTTCAGCATCCAAGAGATATCGGGTGATATCGTCTTTCTCGCACCTGACGGACTACGCACAGTTGCTGGTACTGAAAAGATTGGCGACGTTGAACTCGGCACCGTGTCGAAGCAGATACAGCCTCGCCTAGAAAATGTGTCCACGGAAAGAATGTCCTCTCTAGTTATACGAGGAAAGACTCAGTATCGTCTGTTTTTCCCCACAGACTCACAAGCGTCATCGGCTGCTCTCGGCATCATAGGAGTTATCAAGTCGGGCGTCGAAGGTGGTATAGGCTGGGAGTACGCAGACCTCAAGGGTATCAAACCCGCGTGTGCTGCTTCCGGATTTATCAGTGGAGTCGAGACGATTTTACACGGCGGATACGACGGATACATCCACAAGCAAGAGTCGGGCAACACTTTTGACGGCACTAACATAGGCGCTATATATCGTTCTCCTGACTATACGATGGGAGATGCTGGTATACGAAAGTTGATGCAGCGCATCATCTGGAACTATGACAACGACGGCGCAGTCAACTCTAAATTTCGTATTCGTTATGACTTTAGTTCGGCGGATGTACCCCAGCCAGCAGAATACGATCTGACTACCGGATCGGCAATCGCACTCTACGGGTTGGCTGCATCGACATACGGCACCGCAGTATACGGATCATCGGGCACACCGCTTGTACGACAGAGCGTAGAAGGCGGGGGATTTACAGTAGCTGTGCGCTTGGATGACACACAGGGCGCAGCCCCCATATCAGTCAAAGGGTATCAATTAGAATTTACTCCGGGAGGGAGGAGATAACACATGGCAGGTTACACTAGACAGTCGTCTTACTCTGACGGCGATACTATCACCGCCGCACACAGTAACAACGAATTCGATCAGGTTCTTGCTGCGTTCAATAATTCCAGCGGTCACAAGCACGATGGCACCGCTGCAGAGGGTCCGGTCATCGGACTCATCGGTGATCCGGGCGAAACTACGCCGCTAAACAAAGTCGTCATTGACAACCCCAACAATCAGATTGAGTTTTCGGTTGACGTATCCAGTTCGTCTGTAGAGCAGCTTGTTATCAAGGACGGCGTGATTGAGCCAACAACCGACAATGATATCGATCTCGGCTCGTCGAGCAAGCAGTTCAAAGACCTACACATAAACGGCACCGCCAACATCGACAGCTTGGCTGCGGACACAGCTAACATCGACGGTGGTTCTATCGACGGCGCAACGCTCGGCACGAACAGTGCAATCACACAGGCCGTCATCGACAACGTCAACATCAACGGCACAACTATCGGTCACACTGACGACACAGACCTGATGACCCTCGCATCGGATGTCTTGACTGTCGCTGGCGAAGTGTCGATGACAACCCTCGACATTGGCGGTACGGATGTAACTGCCACTGCCGCAGAACTCAACCTAATGGATGGTGGCACATCTGCTGGCACAACAGCCGTGGCAGGTGGGGATGGTATCGTAACCAACGACGCTGGAACGATGCGTCAGACCACAGTCGATACCTTCGACACGTACCTCGCCGCAACTACAAAAACTCTGACAAATAAGACACTCGATGCCGACAACAATACTCTGTCGAACATCGAAGTGGACAACCTCAAGTCGGGCGTCCTCGACACAGACCTATCGAGTGTTGCCGGGACAGACACCACCCTCGCATCAGCCAAAGCCATCAAGGCGTATGTAGATGCACAGGTTACTGCGTCTGATTTAGATTTTCAGGGGGACAGCGGCGGCGCACTTAGCATCGACCTCGACAGCGAAACTCTCGACATTGCTGGCGGCACCGGCATCGATACGTCCGGCTCGGGCAATACCTTGACTGTTGCAATCGACAGCACCGTAGCTACGCTGTCCGGCTCTCAGACACTCACTAACAAAACCATCGATGCCAGTCAGTTGTCCGGCACCGTTGCAAACGCACGTCTGGACGCAGAACTACAGGCACTTGCTGGCCTCACGTCTGCTGCTGACAAGGGTATCCAGTTTAGCGGTTCCGGCAGCGCAGCCACATATGACCTCACAGCAGCAGGTAAAGCTCTGCTGGATGACGCTGACGCTGCTGCCCAGCGTACGACTCTTGGACTCGGTACAGCAGCGGTTACTGATACCGGCATCAGCAACGGCAACGTAGCGGTGTTTACAAGTGGTGCCGCTGACAACGACTTCCTTCGCATCGATGGCACGTCGATTGAGGGACGTTCCGCATCAGAGGTGCTGTCTGACATCGGCGGACAGGCATCCCTGACATTTGGCATCTCGAACACCAACGCGGTCAAGATCGACAGTTCGTCTGTGGCTGATGACGAGTACGCTAGGTTTACATCTAGCGGACTTGAAAGTCGTTCTACATCAGAAGTTATTTCAGATATCGGGGCTGTAACTGCTGCTGATGCTGCTAACGAGGCGACGGCCCTTGCGATTGCGCTTGGATAACCTTGACAATCAACGATTAATAACGTATAATATATCCGAAGAGGGATGAGAAATGGCTAACACATTTAAGGTAGTATCGCATGACGTTATGCCAGCATCTAGCGGTAGTCCAGAAGACCTATACACAGCACCGGGTAGTACAACTACCATTATCTTGGGTATGGTTTTAGCTAACGTACACACCAGTCAAGTCACAGCTAGTGTAAAGCTAGTCAGCGATACATCTGGTGGCGGACGTTCAGCAACCAATACAACAACATTCCTGTTGAAAGATGCTCCCATTCCTGTTGGTGCGTCTCTTGAAATTCTTGCTGGTAACAAAGTAGTGCTTGAAACCACAGACAAAATTCAGATTGACTGTTCCGTAGCGGATAAGGTCAGCGTAACTATGAGCATCATGGAGATAACCTAATGCCGTATCTGGGTCAGCAGACAGCCGATAACTTCCAGAGTACGACTGCAGTACAGCGTTTCAATGGTGATGGCAGCGATACCACATTCACCCTGACCACTGCAGTATCCTCTGTGCAGGATGTACTCGTGTCAGTGGACGGTGTTATCCAAGACACTGCAGCGTACACTATTCCTGACGGCACGACTTTGACATTCACTGCTGCCCCGTCGAATGGCACCGGCAATATCTTCGTAAATTACCTTGCTCCACAGGGCGCAACAATCACACCCGCTGCTGAGAACAAGGGCAACTTTAAAGGCGGCGGTCTGTTCCGCACCAACGCACAGTCGTTGACGGCAGACACAACCATCCTTGCAACTGAGAACGCAAACGTGACTGGGCCGTTCACTGTAGCCAGTGGCGTAACTCTGACCGTTGAAAGCGGCGGGACATTGGTGACGCTATGAGTACGTTAAAGGCAGATACCATCCAAAGCACCAGCGGCGGCGCGGTTACGCTGACGAAGCAACAGGCCAGTAAGTGTTGGGCGCAGTGGGATATGTCAAGCACAGCACATATTAATGAAAGTTTTTCAGTAAGTAGCCTCACTGACGGTGGCACTGGAGTGGGTAAAATAACTTTTACTAACTCTTTTGACAGCACTGAATATGCGTTTTCTACCGGCACAGGTGAAACAGACGGAGACGGAAACAGGGGCATAGGAGCAAGGGGTTCAAGTTCAGGTATTGCTACTAACCATATGACTTTTCACACTTTTTCTTTTCCGGGTTCAGGAGGAACATCGGCTAATGATGTGAACTTAAACTCTGCAAACTGGCACGGAGACCTCGCATGAGCACCATTCTTGTAAACACGCTGACTGGTACTAGCACTGCTGGCTCTATTGCAGTCACGGGTGAAGGCAACTCGACGACCACAAACTTGCAGCAGGGGCTGGCGAAGGTGTGGGCAAAAGCCACACAGTCGGATAACAGCATTTATGACTCATTTAATCTTACCAGTATTACGGATGACGGAACTGGGCAATTAACTTTTACAATCGCAAGCGACATGGCAAACATAAATTACGGATTTACATCTACAACACAGGTTACGGATTGCGGCGGTTTGAACGCTACAGGCACAGGCGCAACAACCACTGGAACGGCGGTCCATCAGGGAAGAAATTCTTCAGGTACGGATGTGGACACTAATCCTGTTAGTATCGCAATTCACGGAGACCTCGCATAATGCCTAGCTTCGGTACACTCAAAGCAGATACCCTGACGCACTCAACTGCGGGTTCGCTGGCTACGAATTTTGTTGTGAATGGTAGTGCGAAGGCGTGGTGTTCATATCAGATGAACTCGTCAAACGCTATCAATGGCTCACTTAACGTATCGTCTCAAACTGACACGGCAACTGGTCACTCTACAATAGCTTGGACTAACACCATGCAGGATGGCTATGCCGCTGGAGGTATGTCCACAGACCAAGTTATGCTTTGTGCAAATCAAGGCCAAAGTGATGCGTTTAATACTGCGCTTAGTGCAAGCAGTGGCAAGTTTTCATCGGTAAGCGACGGTGGCACTGATGGCGACAGAAACGTAAATGTTTTTGCAATCCACGGAGACCTCGCATGACAGTGACCCCAGAGTTTCAAGGCACACATCTATGGGATAGGCTCTGCTGGGCCAAAGAGAACCTTGATGGTGTGCAGTCAGACTACCGCGTCGTATACGAGGACAGCGTAGATGAGTGCGCCAAGATACTGGTGCCTGACCCTAACTGGATGGCGTGTGCCTTGCAGGGTGGCATCCTCCCCCCAGTAGAAGTGTATTGGGAGTTGGCAAAGGACGAAGCAAAGCCTGACTTCACGAAGCACACTCGCGGCTACCTGTTGCACAACACCAAGCCTGTCGATGCGATGACAGAAGAACAGGCGATTGAGTATCTGATTATGAAAGACGTACCACAGTCCGTATGGCGGGTGTGGAACGAGGGCAACAAACCTAAGATGGTTATCTGCCACAAGGAACAGCTTCCCGGCACACGAGAGTGGCGCAACGCTTGGAAGATTACTGAAGAACTTAGCGTCACAGATTTAGCAGCCTAGAAGGAGAAACCTAATGGCAACAACATACATCGTAGATAAGGACGGGAATCAGATTGATGCCGCTTCGGCTACCGTTCCTTCTGACCGTCACTTCCGTGGTGCATGGTCATTAAGTGGCAAAGTCATCTCTGAAGACATGGATGCAGCCAAAGTAATCTTCAAGGACAAAATCCGTGAAGTACGCAAGCCACTGCTTGAGGCAGAGGACGTAGTATACATGAAGGCACTTGAGGCTGACGATGCCGACGCAAAGGCAGCATCAGTGACCAAGAAAGGCAAGCTGCGTGATGCACCTGCTGCATCTGCAATTACTAACGCAGACACAATCGCTAAACTCAAGGCAGCTTGGGATACGTCTGTACTTGGCGACTCACCCTACGCATAAGGAACATAGGCAATGGCATTAACTAAGGTTGGTAAAGAAGGTATCACTGGCATTTCCAATTCTAGTAATGCCACTGTTATTACAATTGACTCGTCAGAAAATACAACATTTCAATGTACGGCGGGTTCTAGCAATCATGCTCTTCAGGCTTATCACCCGACCAGCACATCCTCACGAACAATTGCTAAATTTCAATCAAACGTCGGTGGCACTCAGGAAGACAAGGTCACAATCCTGTGCGACGGCAAGGTCGGCATCGGGACGACCCCCGACAGCGATTTGCACGTGATTGGCGACGGCAAATTCAAAAGCACCGGCGAAACAAAAATTAGGTTTCAGAACGACACTACCGGAACCGGCGGGACTGACGGGTCTTTTGTTGGCGTATTTGGCGGCACTGATGGCATGGCGCTTTATAACTATGAAGCTACGCCGATGCGGTTTTTTACAAGCAATGCCGAGCGGATGCGTATCGACAGCAACGGCGATGTGATGATGGGGAAAACCACATCATCGTTTAGCACACAGGGGTTTTTCTTCAATGTTTCGCCCGGTCAGCTTGATATCACTTGCAATCAGAACAACCCCCTACGTCTTAATCGTGTAAACAATGACGGAGTCCTTACATCATATCAACAAGACGGAAGCGAGGAAGGCACTGTTAGCGTGTCTGGCGGCACAGTCTCTTATAACGGTGGTCACCTGTCTCGTTGGTCTAGATTGCTGGATGGTAGCAAGCCCCCGACTATCTTTAAAGGCACTGTCATGTCTAACTTGGACGACATGATTGTATGGAGGCACGACGCAGCAGATGCTGTTGTGGATGATGATGGCAACGAAATTGAACCAGCCCGTGATGCATATACGGAAGACAATGAACAACTTAACCATACAAAAGTCAGTGACGCAGAGGGTGACATTGATGTAGCTGGTGTTTTTGTGGCGTGGGATGACCGCGATAATTTCAATGATTTTTTCCTCGCAATGACCGGCGATATGGTCATCCGCATTGCACAAGGCACGACAGTAGCACGAGGTGACTTGTTGATGTCAGCCGGTGATGGCACTGCCAAGCCGCAGACCGATGACATTGTTCGCAGCAAGACGATTGCGAAGGTCACATCTACCACTAAGTCACACACATATGATGATGGCTCGTATCTTGTGCCATGCGTGCTGATGGCTTGCTAGGAGAAACGAATGCCATACATAGGTAAGTCCCCACAGAACGGTGTACGCAGCCGCTTTCAGTATCAGGCCACTGCAGGTCAGACTTCGTTCAGCGGCAGTGATGCAAGCAGCGGTGTGCTTTCGTACAACGACAGCCTGTACATGGACGTGTATCAGAACGGTGTGCTTCTCGTACCCGGCACGGACTACACAGCTACGACAGGCACTACGGTTGTCTTAGTAACTGGGGCCAGCCTGAATGACATAGTTGAGATGGTTGTGTACGATGTGTTCTCTGTGAACAACAGCTACACAAAGACGGAAAGCGACACACGCTACCCATTCAAGGGCAACAACAGCATCATCCGCCTCAACGGTCAGACCATCAGCGCAGACATCACGATTGACAGCGACGAGAACGGTGTGTCGGCAGGGCCGATTACGCAGAGTGCCACCGTCACTGTTAATGGATATTGGAGCATCGTATGACCAGCGTATTGAATGTAGACACGATTGCAGCAAAGGACGGTACATCTGCTGCGACACTGACCAAGCAGAGTGCAGCGAAGGCTTTCGTTGAAGGCTCTAATGCTGCGGCACTGTCAAAGTCATTCAATATAAGCACTGGCACAGATAACGGCACAGGTGACTATAGCTACGCACTGACTAACAGTATGGATAGTGCTACTTACGCTATTAGTGTTTGCTGTCATTCTGGCGGTTTAGCTGCAACAAACGATGATAGTCAGACTGCTTCTGTATATAAGGCGCAAATATTTAGCCGCACGAGTACAGGCAGTGCGTCTGACCAAGTGAATTACAGCGCAATTCATGGAGACCTCGCATAATGGCAAGCATACTCAAAGTCGATACAATCACAGGGGTAGCCACGGCTGGGTCTATTGCGAT